GTCAAGTGGAGCTTCGTGCTCGACTGGCTTTTTGACATCGGCTCATGCATCTCTGCGTGGACCGATCATTTCGGGTTGAAGATGGAGGGCTCGGGCACTTCTACCTCGTCGTTAACCACCCTGCGATGGGAGGCCACCAACGATTGGGAAGGAGTGAGCAGTTCAGTGTCACTTATTGCCGAGCGTACCTTTGGCGTTGCATTGCCATTGCCGAATTTTGATATCGGCAGGAACATCGGTAGTAACCTGAAACGGGCAGCTAATGCCATTTCACTCACCACGCAACTTATCAACACGCCCGCGATAAACCGCAGGCTTGGTGGTCGGTAGCGTCTCTAACCCAGAGGAAACTCGATATGCCCACAGCAGCAAATATCACCGTGAAGAACGCGGCTAGTGCCGACGTTGTCTACGTGGTCGCGTCCCCTTCGGCCGGCGACCGTGTCCCGGCGATTTGGCGTTTCAACGCCGCGTCGCCGATCATGGCTCATCGACCGACTTTCCGGCTGGTCCTCCGGACCAACGGCAAGCAGGATGGACGTGTGATCGAAGGAAGCCTGCGTTTCCCCATCGTTGACGATGTCAACGGTGTGGCGACCCAGCTGGCCGTCGTCCCGCTCTCGTTCTCCGGCACACTGCCGATGAACGTCAACACGAGCTGGGTGACGGATGCCTTCATACAGTTCGGTAACTTGGTCTCTTCGACCTTGGTCCGCACTGCAGCTGACGAGATGTCCGCGCCGACTTAACGTCGCCGTTTCACCTCTGCTTCCAACCCTAGGAGCGTGGCACAATGCCCCTTTCAAGGCGATCACCCGACCGCAACTTTCTAGCTGCGATCGGTAAGGCCCTCGAGGCCCTTGACACTCCCCGGTCTCTCAGCGTTGCTCTGCTGATTCAACACCGGGAGTGGGACCAACTGGCGACACTCGCCATTGCGCCCTTCAGTTACTTGGACACGGTTTCAGGTGTGCTCAAGTATTCCAAAGACGCTCAGGCTCTTGCTCTGGTAACCAAGGTTCCGTGGCCAACGACAATCAATCGTCGGAAGGCAGCGGAGAAGGTCTTCCAGGACTGTGAGTCGAAATGCGCGGAAACGAACTACCTCCTTAGTTTCATCAGTGAAGGACTGTTCAGCAATGACAGGACCCTTAACGCGATGCGGGAAATCCTGCACCACGCGAAAAGATATCTGACGAGGCTCTTGGGGCCCCTGCCGGACGACCTTTCGGGTCGTTTTGGTCCGGGTACTTCGTTTGAGTTGAAGGGTCACCCGTTCAGCACGGTGGCTGACAAATTGACGGTTTTACCGTCTTCTACGTCGGACGCAGAACCCGTTTTTCGGTTTCTGGCGGAACCCACATTGTGGTTCCGTTCTCGTCTGGCGGAAGGTCTTCCTTTCATAGCCCGTTCGCGTGGTAACCGTTTCACAACGGTCCCCAAGAACGGTAAAACCGACCGCGGCATTTGCGTCGAACCAGGGGGCAACCTCTGGTCTCAACTGGCCGTGGGCGATTATATGAAAGAGCGGCTGAAGCGCGTGGGACTCGACTGCTCCCGATCATCGGAGCCCGCCGACCCAATTCAACGGCTACGCCGCAGGCTTTCCGGTCGTTTTCAATGGACCGGTCAACATACCCATCGGGAAATGGCTTATCAAGCCTCGCTCGATGGCGCATGGGCCACTTTAGACCTTAGCAACGCTAGCGACACTGTTGCTACTAAGCTCGTGGAGCTTCTGCTCCCCGAGGACTGGTGGCAATTACTGCGCTCACTACGTTCACCGCATACCCTTCACGGGCGGCGGTGGGTGCACCTCCAGAAGTTTTCTTCCATGGGAAACGGCTTCACCTTCGAACTAGAGACAGCGATTTTTGCTGCACTCATAGTCGGGGTTTCGTCTTTCGACGGCAAACGCCTATGCCCTGGAGAGGATTTTTGGGTGTATGGGGATGATATCATAATCCCCACGTGGGCTTCGAACTCCGTCTCGGCTTGTCTCGAGGCTTTTGGCTTCAGAGTCAACGAGAAGAAGTCTTTCGCAACCGGGCTCTTCCGAGAGTCCTGCGGCGGCGACTTTTATTGTGGCTTTGACGTTCGTCCCTTCTTTATTAAGGACGAACCCTCGAACCCGCTGGATTGGGTGGACCTCCATAACCAACTCAAGCGTCGGGGATTGAATCCGACACCTGGGTTGATGATTGGAATGGTCCCATCGAAGTTGCGGCTCTTTGGACCACCTTCCGTTGGCGGCGTTTTCCACACGCATGACTCTGTACGTTGGCGAACCTGGAACTCCTACCAGGTCACGTGGCTTCGCAGGATTGTGCCTGTCCCTCGTCGTTACCCCCTCGCTCGCTGGCCGGACTGGATACATCTCAGTTTCGCGCTGGTGGGCGGGTCTTCGGAAGGAGTGATGCCTCGTAACGAGGTGTCTGGTTTCAAGGTTGTTCCAACTAGCGTTTCTTAGAGTTGAG